ACTCTTTCCAGATATCTGGTAAGCTTGTGGAAGTCGCCCTTTTGTCTGAAACTGATCATATGTATTTACCCCTACTTAACTCTAATCTTCGTACCTGCATAAATCAGATCCGGATTGCTAATGCCATTAAGACGTACAAGATTGTCAACCGTAGTACCATTAGCAGCGGCGATTTTTGATAACACATCGCCAGACTGAATTGTGTAGTATTTCTTTTCTGCTTCACCATTTACAATTCCCTGTACCTCCGAATAACGGTCTCCTAAAACAGCTTTTCTTGTATTTCCATTACCGTATTTTCCAGAAAGAACTTCATTTGCCAAATCATTAGCAGAAGCTTCATAAATATGGTTAATGAAACTCTGTACTTCATCGTATCGTGTTCCAAGATTAGCTCTTCTGTCATCTCCATCTCCAAATTCGCCACTCATAGTTCTTTCAACTAATTCAATAGTGGAACCATCTGGAGTATTAACTACTGGCTGAGGTGTTGGCTCTGGTGACACATTCTCTCCGTTTATAGCTGCATATGCTCTCCAAGAGTCAGCGTCACCATAAAACTTATCGAGGTCAAGATTTCCGTTATATCCGCTAATCTGACCAGCTGAACTATACTGTCTAATAGCACACGCATAAGCCCCCTCATTCCAAGGTGTCTCCTGGTATCCAGTTGGTGTGTGATCTGGATACTGCGCAATCCATAATCCGTAATCACCAATACCGTCAATTCTTTCCATAGCACTCTTCTGAATATAGACAAGTGGTTTTACACCAGTCTTAGAGAATACATAATCACAGAATCCTTTAACCCAATCGAAATCGTTCTTACCAAATGTTGGATTATCCTGTCCTTCCCAATCAAGACAAAGAATAGCTTCTCCGACGCGATTTCCAACAACATCAAGGAAATGGTTTGCCTCTGCAACATAATCGCCTCCCTCGGCATAGTGATAACATCCGACAAGCTTTCCATTTTCTTTTGCCTGCTGATACTGTCTAACAAAATCTTTGCTGACAAATCCAGTACCCTGAGTAGCTTTCATAATTACAAAATCAGCGGCAACAGCAGATAAATCAATACCTTCCTGCCAACCGCTGATATCAATACCATTAAGTCTCATAGCATTTCCTCCTATCCTTTTGAATGAAATCTCTTTCTATTTGCAGCATTTATTGCAGCGTGCTGACGATATAGTTCCTGCTGACTCATTTTCTTTTTAGGTTGATTCTTCTCGTTGAATACCCTTATCAAAGTAAGCAATTTGTTCAAATGCCATTTCTGACATTCCATAGGAATATTGAAACTAATCATCCAGTAATAAATAAGTTCCGCTGTAATCTGCTCACGATTTGTTGTTACTTTCTTTTTTGTTTCAGTGAACCAAGTAGCAGTCATTGGTAACGCAATATACCGGTTCACTTCTTCTATGTTTGCTATTGTTAAATAGTTGTAGCAATCATCTGGTACATTTTGTGTAATGGTCATACATCGCACATAGTCGATAATTTCCGCTGTAGTTTTATCTTTCTTGTTTATAAAAGGCTTATTCCACTTGGCTTCCCATTTAGCAACTGAAACCAGAGAATGCTCTAACTGTAATTTTTGTTCCTTTGTATAGATGAACTGTTCATTCTTTTCATCCCATAATTCAACTGAAGGTATTACGATATTAAGCATCTGTACACCTCCCAAATGAATTTACTGTGCCGTTCCAGAAACAACTGTTAAATTCTTATTCTCTGCTGCTGACTGTGCCGCATCATCCTTAATCTGAGGAATGATTGCATTGATAAAATCAGAAGCAGCATTAACATCTCCAGATAAGAATAATCTCTGAAACAGCACGTCATATGCCGGTGATTCCGTGAATGCTTTGCTGATTTTTTCTCCTTTTTCAAGCCTTCTTCCATCTGCCGACTTGATGCCGTATGCAGATAAGATAATCTTCTTAAATGAAGCCATAATTTCTGGAACATTCTTGGCATTTACAATTCCCATAAGGTACTCAGCAAGACCACCAGGCATACTTACCTCTAACTCCGTAATCTCTGTTTTGCTGAGATTAAAATAGTGGTCTTCTGTTCTTTCTGTCCCGTTGAAATCAACGTAAGTAATAGTTTCTTTATGCATTTTGAATTTCTCCTTTCAAATAAAAAAGCGACGCCAGCCGAACTGAATACGTCGCATAGACTGAATATTTAATTAACCTTCTGTTGTCATCATAGAAATGATTTCATCAGGCATTGGAAGTCTTGGCTCTGTAGATCCAGAACCATCTGTTCCATAAAGAATACCTTCCAACTTCTGGAGTTTGGTAGCATCAACCTTTGTTGAGTCGAATGTCATTGTAGCTGTTGCTTTAAGTTTCTTACCTTTAACAGCCGCAGTAACTTTAACAGGTGTTGCACTGTATTCCCAAGACATAGCCAATGGCTCTGGACTTTCATTTACAGATGAGTTCTGTTTCTCTGATGGAGAAGCAAGGCATCCCCATGTTAAGTGAAGTTTATAACCATGGTCATTTGACTCTGTATCATTTCCGAGAATAGTCTTATACGCAAGACCAAATTTCTTACGGTTCTGCTGACCCGCATATACTCCTGGTGCAATCTCTACAGAACCATCACATTCGGCGAACTCATCCGGAGCCATATATGCTTCAATAGTTCCGCCAGCTGTTTCGGCAGACATAAGATTAAGATATTCAATGTTATCTGCATATATCTTATTTGACTCTGCTCCTCCAGGACTGTCTGTAATAGAACTCACACCATTCCAAGCAACACCCTTTGTATAGCCATTTGTCTGAAATGGATAAAGAGCGACTTCACTGACACCAGTTTCAAACAATCGCTCGCCTTCATTATCCCATGTAAGTTTTGACATGTTGATTTCCTCCTAATAATAAATTTCATATACTGTGTGATTCAAATTGTCCTTGGTGTAGGCTGTATTGAATCTGCACATTGGTAATTCAGATATTTTGTCTACTATATCGCTATCCGGATTGCTGTCTATGACTGTTACAGAATAACGATTTGAAGACAAATAAACCCTGTCATCGGCGTGCCTCTTATCTTTTCCATTAAGGGCATACACAATGGCAGGGTATTTCATACTAACTGATGCTAGTGGCTGAAAATAAGCTCGACACTCTTTTCCTCTTTCTGGACAAGCTAATATGCCACAAAGAATACTATGTAGTTTAAGTCGTCTGCTCATTATAAACCCCTCCAACCGTCAGAATTAATCGTGGATACTGAACTTCTACGCTCATAATTTTCCACTTAGCCCCCATAAATACGATATATCGCATATTCTGGAAATTCTCATAAGCAAACGGGTCAGCAATAATACTAAACTCATTTGAAATATTAAGGTTATCATTAAGTGATGTTCCAGTTTCGTGCTGAGCCTTACTCCTATTAACATCGCCATAATGATTATGCTCTGCAATATGGTCTGTCCATACACCGGGAGCTGTTTCTTCTGATACGGAATAACCAATTGCTCCAAAAAATTTACTCATTTTGAAATTTCCTTTCTACGATTTATCTTAGCCTGCTAAGTCACCAGTCTGCTGACCCTTAGTATCTGTGACATCCTCCTCAATGGCAATTGCTGAGTAGACTCTTGTAAGAGCTCCAGAGCAGCGTGTCTCAAGAAGTGATTTCTCCTGGTTGAAGTCGATATCGAACTGATTGACGTGTGTGATTTCTCCACCCTTTGTTGCCCCGAGAGAATAATCCTGAAGATTTACGACAAGAGCGATAAGCTTCTTTGTCTTTCCATCGGAAGTCTTTCTTGTCTTGTTAGCGAACTGCTCGGCTGTATTGATGCTGTTAACATTTAATGCTGTAGCAAGCTCAGCCTTAGAAGAGTAGATTCTTCTACCGTTCAAATCTCTTGCAAGGAGCATTACATTTGCCATATGAGGTGTGCAGTATAAGTCTGGTGTACCAGTTCCCTTATAGTTCTCTCTTGCATAGAGTATTGTTTGTACCATTGCTTCGGCGTACACATAGTTATCACCAAAGTTTGCCCCAGTATTTGTTCCCTGAAGTTCAGCCTTCATAGCCGTAGTATCAAGGTCTACGTGAATTGTGTAAAGGTCGTTATCAAGCCAGATTGGTCTGATATGCTCTGGGAAGATTTTATCCTCTGCGCCATCATCACGACCGTCACCAATCATAATTGCCTTAGCAAGCTCTTCGTTAAGGTTCATACGATCAATGTTGTACAGATATGCAACATAATCGAAATCAGTGATGTCAACAATGTCATCTCTGTTAAGTGCATTCTTTACATAAATAGTCTGTGGGTCTGTTGTTCTTCTTACAAGATTAAAGTTTCCTGCTAACTTCTTCTGCTTTCCTTTCTGGTAGCCATGAGCTTTAAGAGTATCAATATTTCTGATATCAGCCTGTGTTGTTCTGATTCTTGACATTGGTGACTTATGTACCTTAGAAATAACAGTGCTAATCCAACCCTGATCATTAGTAATAAGCTCCGGTGCACCAGGTCTTACCTCTGCATACTCTGGGAAGAGCTTAGAAAGGTCTCCTGTTGCAACACCACTGCTCGTTGCATCGTGCTGAAGTGCATTCTCCTCCGCATACATCTGTAATGCATTCTTAAAAGTTCCAACTGTTCTCATCTTTGCTGTCTCAAGGATAGCCACCTGGTCAGCATGAGAAAGTGTGTTATCCTGTGCCTGTGCACCATTCTCAAATACGTTATGTTTCATCGCCATTTTATCATTTCCTCCTTCATTATCATCTGAGTCGTCATTATTTTCTTTGTCTTCCATGATTGTTCCGATAACTGCATATACAGCAGTTTTCTGCTTTTCTGTAAGTGAGTCAAAGACATCTTCTACAGTCTCATCATCTTCTGAATCCTTATCTTTCTCTTCGTCATCCGGTTTATCATTAGAGTGCATAAATACTGTTACTCCCTCGTCATAGCAAGCAATAATTCCAGAACCATCTTCTCCATGAGCAATTACATCATCAATAAAAGCTCCTGGATTAGCTCCAGCAACTACAAGACTAACCTCTCTGATTAATCCGTGAATTACGTCAGAGCCTTTCTGCATAAGCTGATTTGCAAAGATTGATAATGACCTTACATCGCCATGCTGTACAAGCTCTTTTGCTGTCTTGCCATTATCTGTGTCATTAAATTCACAATACGCATATACGCCATCTTTACGATTTTCAAGATGTGCTAATCCAAGTACATCATTAACATCATTGTGATTATGATTCCATACTAATGGCACAGTCTGTCCGTTCTGTGCTTTAAAAGCATCTTTTTTGATCACACGACCATCACTACAAGTAAGATCGTTTCGTGTGGCATAGCCACCAAAATCATACTTCATTTTGAATTTCTCCTCCTATATCTTGATTTTCATCATCAGTCTGAGTTGCGATTCCAGAGTCAGATTGTGATATATTACTATTTCTCAATTCATCCGCCTTAGGGTCATCAGATGGTTTCCATCCAATTACCTGACGCATTTCATTTGATGATGCTACTTCATTTCTCGTAAACTTGTCCGTTATCTCAGCAATTTCACTTATTGGTACAAGTTTGAATGGGTCTCTAAAGAACTTGATCGATTTGTTCTTTGTTCGGGCGGTCTTTGTAAGGAACTTGCGTTTCATTTCATCAACAATCGCTGACAAAATTGGTTCTATTGTTCGATTGTAGTAATTAAGCATTGTCTTCTCGTCAGCCGTTCCATCTAATATGCTCTGAGTGATACCTAACTGGCTATATAGCATACTCGTCAAATATTCAATCTGCTTCATCAGATTATTCTCAACCGAACGATTTAACTGTGTAACGTGCTCCGTTCCATCAATATACGCAATTCCATACTTTGAGCCGGACAACTGTTCTTCTATATCTTTTCTTCGAAGTTCAGCCTGCTTTCTTCTTGCATCTGATTTGATAACATATGGCAACTGGATAATTAAATCTAATTTCCCAGAACTGCTCTGTTCATCAACAGCATCCAAAAGATTCAATTTTCGAACCAATCTCTGCATTGTAGAATTCGGTTCATTAATAACGGCATAAAGCGGGTTTTCAATAATTGCTACGCTTCTCTTTGGCATAGTAATATTTTGCCTTACACCTGTTTGTTCGTTATACACTTCGAGTTTTACATGCTGTGGATACCAATCGACTATTTTACCTACCCGCATTGACGTTATATCAAAACCATTAGATATATCCGGGTTGATTGTAGTATCAACCGGAACTATTGCCACAACACCTTCGTCCATCATTGACATAACTACATCCTGTATGAATGCTCTTCCTGTCTGGTCAAGATTTGCCTCTAACGATAAACAATCATTAAGCCCCGATTTTATAACATTTAAAAACCGCCCTTCATCATCCAACTGAACATGCTGAATGTTAATGGCGGCTACATCTAAAGCTATTCGATTGTAAACAGAGGTCACGATAGAACGCTCATTTCCTCTTGTAAGTCTGAATCTGTCTGGTCGATATGCATATCCTCCACCTATACCATACTGATAATTGGCAGTGGGGGCTCGATTCAGAAATGCATTCCAGGCATGTTTCAGCCTAGAGCCAACATTTAATTCCATTTTGAAATTTCCTTTCTATTTTATTAAATCATTTATTTTTAACTTTTCTATAGATTTTACATGTTGTTTTCCGGCCTCTAAAACATCTTTTGTAATTGTTGTTTTAGAAGTTATTTCTACTTTATTAGGATTGATTATTATCATAGCCGTTTTGGATGTGCCAGATAATCTATCATGTAAATCTGGAAGCGCATCATATCCTTTATTTCTAAAATGTTCATACAATATTTTTGATTCACTTGCATATTTCGGATCGCCAAGGAATGAACTTACAGAATAGGCTATTTTCACACTTCTCTCATTATTTGGATTAGATAATGAATCACGAAGTTCTTTACTAGATACGCCTCTATCACTTACAACCATCGAATATATCGAGTCATTAAGACTGTTTAATAGTTTTTTATTTGATAGTAATAAGTTTGCCGTTTCTTTTACAACTTCGTTATCGGAAGGCATTTTAAGTGTATCTTTTACGCTAATATGTTGAACAGTATTACTACTTACTCCTAATAATTTATTAAGTTTAGTGGGACCAAGATTTTTAATATACCTTGCAGCATCATCCTTACCATAGCTCACATATAAACTACCAGAAGCATTTACATCTAATTTCTCTTGTCCGATTCTATTGAATTTAAACCCTTTCGGTATACTTTTTGAACCATCTTTATTTATAATTATGGATGTATTACTTTCTTCGTAATACTCTTTCTTACCAGCCGAAGTTAAAGAGCCATCTTTATTCTGATAACGACGAACACCCCAACGTTGTCCTTTAATACCATGGTGTTCTAATTCATCGTTTTTTTTTTGATATTCCACTCATTTTTCCTCCTTATTCAAACATATCTCGATTGAGCTTATATGCGACATAGGCATCCATCATAGCTGCCACTGCATCAATTTTCTGACTATATCTTTTCTTTAACAATTTACGGTTTCCGTTAGTATCCTCTAAAGTAATACAGTTTCCCATCGTAAATGTCATAAGCTCTTCATCGAACAGAAGCATTCTATCTTCTGATAATTTCTTTAATTCTCCAAGTGGAACTGATTCTGTCTTAGCTCCCTGGATTACTTTTTCTACACCAAATACACCATTTTCCTGTGTCCAACGTTCTACGAAATCTTTTGCGTTATATGGGTCGTACCCAAAACACCTTACATCGTAACCGCTTTCAATAATGTAGTTATCCAAATCTTCATATACTTCCATCATATCCAGGACAGTTCCTTCCATAACAATAAGACTGCCTTCTTTGATGAACTCTTCATACTTCAATCTCATTGCAAGCTGCAATTTCATTAATGTCCTTTGCGTTATGTAATTTCGTGTCTTTACACCAAATGCACCATTCGATAATGGAAACAGAAATGTAAATGCACAGAAATCATCTCCCTGCGATAGGTCTCCACCCAAAGAGCAAGGCAATTGCCAGAAATCTCTTTTTCGATGCGGCAAAGTTTCTTCATATGTGAAGTAATATGTGTAACCTTCCATTGGCAGACCAAATCGTTTTGCCAGTATATCATTTCTTGCAGCTGGAGCTTTCTCTGCTCTTTCAACATCAAGCTGATATGTTTCATAACTGACAGTTTTTCCTAAATTTGGATTAGCTTTCAACCACATATCTGGATTTGAAACTTCTTCAACAGAATCAAGTTTGTACCACCAGATAGAAACATGAGGGTTAATATATTCACCTTTTAGGATGTCCTGCAATTCCATTTTGATTGTATCGCCTGCTCCATTACGGACTGTACCCTCAGAGCTAATAGCAACAATCAAATAATCATCTACCTTTGATGCCCCCTGTTCAATAGCACCAATTACATCTTCTCTGATATCTCCGGATAACCATTCATCAACAGTTGCAACCTTGAGCTGCAATCCCTGTAGCTTGTCTATCCTCATCGGACGAATTTCCAATAACGAACCGGTAAGAAAATTTTCTATTCCTTTCTTGGTCGATGCCAATTTAACTCTATTGGCTTTTGAACCACTGGTATTCATTATTGAACCATCTGTAAGGAATTTATAAAATGGTCCTCTCGAACGAGTAATAGCTGTACGAATAGGCGACAGAACTTCTTCTGCCTGTTTCATTGTTGGTGCAGTTGTAATCTGGTGTGTTGTCGTGATATCGACATTAAGATAATAGTTCTGTAAACAAGAACCATACATAGATTTTGCAGCGCCTCGTGCTACTATAAGGTACTGTTTGTTAATAAGCCTTTTTCGGATATGCTTTTTAACATAATGTCCGCCATGACCATCTTCCGACGGTTCATAGACACTTCTTTCAACAAAATAATACCAGCCAAAAATTTGTTCAGACCATACTTTAAATGAATCAAGAAGATTCAGATCTGAACCGTCGGTAAGTGTTAATTCGTTTTCGCAGTATAAGATAAATCCTTCAACTGCTTTGTCATCGTAATAGACTCCAGGATTTGCAATAAGGTCATCAATACGATTCATCTCCATAGAGATTTCCTTATTAACTGGTATCTCGCCTCGAATAACGGCATCACGAAACATGCCGTAATATTTTGGGACGGCTGTGTTTGATAATGCCATATTGAATTTTCTCCTTACTTTCCTCTAAGTTCCTTAATACTCAAAGCTATAGCTAGTGAAGAGCCAGTAACCGCTAATACATCACCGGCAACGGAAAGAACATCTTTAACACATTCTCGACCCTTAGATATCTTTGGCTCTTCGATTTCTGAAAACAATTTTTGATACTGCTGCTCAAGTAGTTCACGATTAATTCTGTCTCGCATTTCTTTATCTGTCATCTTAGATAAGTCCATAGATTTTCGTTTAGCTTTCGGTCGTGTTTCACTTTCCATAGACTTTAACTGTCGAACCATAGAAGAACTGGTATCAACAATTTTTTTCTTTCGCTCAAGGTCTTCCCTTACCCATCTGTTAGGGTCTGGATTACTTGTATCGATTCGGTTATCTTTTTTCTTACCAAGATTTTCTCTTACATCTCTGTCATATCGCTTTTCACCCCGAGGTGTTAAAGAGCCATCTTTGTTCTGATAACAGCGAACACCCCATCTCATACCTTTTATACCATGGTGTTCTAATTCATTATTCATTTTGAATATTCACTTCCCTTCAGTTTCATTCACAATTCGTAAACGACACTCATATTCATTAATCTGAGCTTTATAACACTCCATAACAGCTGAACTCATAGGTGGGTCAAATAATAATTTTACCTTCAACCACACATAAGATTTCACAAGCTGATACAATCTCATATCTTCAATAAATTCAGACCATTTATTATTCTTATCCTCTATCATAAAGCCATCTGATGGACCGATACCTAACTGAGTTAATATGGTAAATACCGAATTTATATGCATAATTATGTCTACATCGAAAGCATCATACTCCTCAGTTAAGCCAAGTAACTTCTTCACAGAAGTCAATATACTATCAGAAATATTCTCTGCTACCATACATTTACTCCTTTTCAGGATGGGTAATATTAATAAAATCAATCATGCAATAACCATCTCCTGTTTCTGTATGAACCGAATAGAAACCATTAATGACGTTATCATTTAAAAGCTCCACGACAGTACCACATGGAATTATCCCTATTACATCAGCTTCTTCATTTGGTTCTTTTCTAACCCTCAACTGCCCACAGCTTTCAACAGTGCCAAGAATTTTAATCTCTTCATTCTTTGTATTAGCATTTGACGATTCTGCTGTCTGTTCTGTCTGATTTACTTTTTTTTCTTCACTCATAAGTAACCTCCTTCTATTGTCTCCATGGACATGTGTCATTTTTTCTTCTCTCTATAGGTGCATGTGGTAATAAATTTGAATCTCCATAATGTATTGCGTTGTGGGTCATCAATACTGTTGATATCAAATACTCAGGATTAAGCAGGTCATCATTTCTATTAATGATGTCTTCTGGTGTAATTGGATTCATATGATGAATAATGATATTTCCTTGAATTTCATAACCATCGCAAGCCAAATCGCAACCCTTGTCTCTGACAATGATTTCATTTCTAAGTCTTTTCCACTCTTTTGAGTTATAAAAAATCTGATTCAAATATCTATCAAATCCAAATGTCTCTATTCCAACTGAGCCATCTAATTTTAAATATTCGAATCTTTCTTGAAATGTTTGCAAACGGATAAGCTCGGTATATGTTTTAATCATCCCACTCATATTCGTCGCTCTCCCTTTGTGTATCCTGTCCGCTGTATCCTCTGAAAGCCTCAAGAGCATTCTTATAAGTTTGCTCTGCTTGTTCTGCCGATTGAATACTTTTTGTTTTTGCTTCTGTTAGAGCTAACTCTTTTTTTGTCTTCTCTAATTCAAGCTCTGCCTGTTTTGTTCCAAGCTTTAAATAATGAACAATAATCTGCGATGGTGCCTTACCAGACCTCATTAAATCCTCAGCACAATCAGTTGCAAGAGAAATCATTTGTTTCTGTCTTGCTTCTGGTGTAATTGCTGGTCGCATTCGCTGACTGGCAGTATCAGAAGATGAGTCTGGCTTAACTTTCCTCATAGTTACCGCCTCCTTTTAAGTAATTTCTGCACACTTTATATAAAGTTTCAGCAGGGTTTTAAAGAGTTTACAGAGACTATTACTACACTCTTGTATATGAAAGGAGACAACCTTTAAAGATGAGCCAGCCACCGCTCAGTAATAATCCTATAAACTCTGCTGATATATCAGAACATTTTTCAAAAAATTCCCTCTGGGGAAAAAATAAAGACCGCCGCGATATAGGTGGGGGTATGTTTTTTATGCACCCCCCTATACCCTTAAGCAGTCTGTGTAATATTTAGTGTTTTCTTCACTTTTTTGTATATGTTTCTAAAATCATATTTGATAATTTCATCTATCGCTCTTTCAATCTCTTTATCATTCTCTTCATCCGACAGCTCATCCGATGTCCTTGCGATTCGACCAAGATACGATGTCGAGTGATAGCCTTTCTCCTCGTCATATAGCATCCATTCGGTGAACTGGTCAAACGGATCATAAGGGTTATCAATTGTGGTCAATGCACACTTAGTTACATCCATTCTCTATGTTCACTCCTTTCCATTCAGATACTTAGATACAGTTGAAGTAGATACTCCTAAAGCTTCAGCTATTTCAGATGTACTGTAGCCAGATGCGGATAGAGCTGAAATTCTACCCTGTTTAGCTGTACTGAGTGATGTTGTGGCACGAGGAGTAGCCTTTTGTCTGACAACATCAATGTTAGTATTGTTTAGTATCTGTGTTAGCTTGTTCTCACTGATAGCACCAGCCTGTATAGCCTCCCATTCCTTATCAGTTATATCTATAGAAGTTCTCTTAGCTCCTACAGAATTGCGGGCTTTCGATAAAGCCTGCTGACTTGCCTTCTTAATTTCAGCCTTTGTCATATCTGGGTTATCTCTTTTCTTAGACTGAACCTCAGCATTAGCAATGGTCTGGGCTTGTCTTTCACGGGGGGCATTCATTAAAGCAACATTTAATTTTCCCATAAGTGAGTCTACTTCAGACTGATAAGTTGCTTTTGCAGAAGCAGAATAGGCAATCTTTCCAGTATTGACCATTTCTCTTCTTGCTTGATTTGCTAAAGATTTCATAGAATTTGCATATTTTGCATACGCTTCTTCTTGTGGGGTGCCGGATGATAATTCTCTTGCATCCTTAACTTCAGCCATCTTTGTACTCTTCTGAGTACGAATTTTTATTTTTCCATCTTTGTCTGTGTATGTCTCTTTAACTTCTTTGTAACTGAGAGAACCATCTTCATTGATAGTAGGACTTCCTTTTCTCTTTAATACAGAAGTTTCAGATTTTGCTCTTGAGATAAGAGTAGACGCGCCTTCATGATAGTGACCATTTGAATCCGTTGTACCTTGGTATTTCTTCTTTAAAGTTGCAATATCGTTATCAATTTCACTCTGCTTATAGTCAAGCTTATGCTTTTGAGCATCAATAACAACCATACTATGACGAACAGCTTTTGCTAATTCTGGTTCAGTAGCACCCTTCAAAGTCATATCTGTAATAAGGTTAGAAATCTTACCCATTTCAGTCTGAGTATTTGTCATCCTTTGGTATGTTCTACCATTTCTAGTGTAGTATTCTTTTCCTTTAGAATCTACTTTTACAGGTTTACTAGAATCTGGACCATATGCGTCCTTTGTATCAAAATCCTCTAATCCTTTTAAAGAATGTGTAGAAGTAATTTTTACTTTGCTCTTTGAGGAATTACAAGGTATTACCATTACGGTATCACCATCAAAGTCAGCTCCGGACAATCTATCAGCATTCTTTTTATTAATGCCAATGGCATCAGCCGGAGTATTACCAAGAACACTCTTTCCTTCAGCTAACTTATTATTTACTTTCAAAATTGGTATCTCGAAAGTTCCTCCATGCGGATAACGAATTAAGGCAACTGTTTCTCCATCTTTATAGTTTGGTGCATAAACCTCATTATCTTTAATGGTTGTCAATGGAAGTATTACCTGATATTTCTGTCTTGGTAATGCCGCAGCCTGCAAATGTACAGCAGCTGAATCGCAATCATCAGCAAAAGATTTCAATAAAGTTTTCTTTACTGTAGGATTGGTTAATGAACAAATCTCATCAAATTCGGATTGCTTATCTGCCGTTGCGAGACCCAACTGCTTTTTAATAAGAGATAGACTCTGTTTTGATAAGAACTGAGATGGAAGTGTTTTACTCCATTCGCCCCAATCTCCTTCTTCGGCTCTCTTATTGATTAAAGACAAGCTCTGTTTCTTTCCAGTTACGGGGTCTGTATACTTTCCTTTTGGGTCATCATAATAACTTTGACCGCCGTGTTCCTTTATTAAAGAACCAAAAGGATTATCTGGGTCATTTTTAATGTCCTTAAGAACTTCCATTTTAGGAACCGATTTTGATTTATTGGTATTGAAGATAACATCAACGCCATCCGGCATATCATCAGAATAGACAGCCATTCCCTTCAGATATTTCTTTCCATCTACCATTATTCGAACCTGTGCATAATGCGAATCGCCTAATGATAAATCCTGGACTCCTCTACGAATTTCTATAACACCATCTTTGTTAATACCGCCATCTTCTTTATATCTGATAGCAAGTCGATTAGAGTCCATACTTGAAGGATATTCAAAACCTTTTCTAAAAGACTCACCACCATCATAAGAAATATAATCTTTTACAGAATGTACATCCTCATAATTATAAATATCCTTATGCTCTGTTCCAGGAGGACAGATTACTTTTATGTTTGTCTGTTTTCCAGGATTAGTAACCTGTGGAACTCCACCTCCATAAATCGGATAACCTTCCATTTCCAAAATATAAAGAGCCTGGTTAAGTTTCTCTTTCGAAACTCCAAGCTCTCTTTCAACTCCGGTACCGACATCAATCATACCTTTTTCATCAATAAGTTTTCTAAGAACATCGGCTGTAGCTTTCGCCTGGTTCATTCTGGCTTCAGAATTTTCATTCAATAAAGACCTTACAGATGAGTCATTTGCAAATCCCATCTTATCTGCAATTTCATTCAAACTGTAACCCTTTTCTCGAAGGTCTTTGGCTGTTGCAACTTGCACTGCTCTTCTCTCATCTTTAGCGAGGCTCATTTGTGTTCTGAGCTGAGTTGTTGTAAGCCCCATAGTCTTAGCAATATCTGTTTCACTCATACCAGACTTTTTCAAAGACTGCACACGACTCAGAAAGTCCCCACTATGCTGATAAGGGTTATCTCCAGAACCCCATGGATATCGACCAGACCTTCTGGCAACACCGTAATGCATAAGCATATCATCAGAAATTTGAGATAATACTTTAGCTATTCGATTCATTGATTAACCCTCCTGTTCTTTTATTTTTCTTATAACCTTATCAAAGGTAATGATTTTATCCATAATTGGAACTATATCTTCTGCTGTTGGATTATGATACAGAACTTCATTGTTCTGATAGATTCTTAATTCCATATCAATATCAGCAGGTTTTACTTTATATTCCAAACAAAAAAGAGCGGCATAAATCATAAGTTGCTCCATGTGTGCTGGAATTATGCCTGTCTTCAAATCATGAATTCTAAGTAATCCAGACCTGTATGAAATTGAATCTGCTGTTCCAAAACAGTTTTCAGAATAAAATAATGTCTGTTCCGGTGTCATCTTATAACCAATGGCATCATTAACATACATATTCAAAGTTTTTTGTGATTTTGGTAATTTCTGTCCCAAAGAGATACACTGTGCGGCAAATGCATGTAACACGGTACCTTTCTGAGTAGCAAGAAATTTTGAATAGGCATCGGCAACTTTATCTTCGCTGTAATTAATCCAATGATATTTACTAGCTCCGAGAAAAGCGTGCTGCCCCTCAAGATTGGAATGATTGTTGAAGTTCATATAGCACTTCCTCCTTGTTTTCCGGACAAATAAAACGGGAAAAAGACATCCTGTTCATTTGATCCACATAATATTCTTGATTAGGCTGTTTATTAGCCGACGCGCTTTTTTTACATTCCAAAGAAGCCCACTTATCATTATAAAGAATTAGCAAGTCTGGAATACCTTGAATATAACTTGCATCATTCTTCATAACTATGCATCCAGGAAAAAGTTTCTTAAGCTCTTTAATTAAATTAGCCTGGAATTTGTTTTCTAACATTTTGTAAGCTCCTTTCACAAATATCAAAAGAGAAAGTGAATGCTGTTAAAAATGCATATTTTACCTCTCTCCTCATAAAAGGGAATGTATTTTTCGCGCGCAAAAAAAAGAGTATAAAAAAACAGAGACACAATTAAGCATCTCTGTCTCCAAAAATATATTTAGCTGTTATTTCTCAGATACCTTATCAGTATCCATATTAGCCAAAGACCTCCTGTACAAATTGTCAGCACCAAATCTAAAATTAATCCAGCGGTACTGCGTTTCTTTCTATTCTTGCTCATCTTTAGAATCTCCTTTCTTAAATATGTGACTGATTGTATTTTTTGCTTTATCTGCTACTTCCGAAACTTTTTCTTTTCGTTTGTCTTTACGTTCTTGTTTATCTATCGCTTTCTTTTCCTTACGCTCAGTTTTGACATTCTCTTCATCCTCAAAAATTTTTATACTGGCATCAATCACTTCTTGAGTTATGTATTTTAAATATACGGTTGTGCCTGTATTTACTGATGCACCTTGCTTAGGACTTGAAGTAATAACTTGGAAATCAAAACAATCTTTATATTTCTTATCTGCATCTTTAATAACCATCTTACTTTCAGAATATTTTAATCCACTATCAGAAAGTAATGTTTTTGCCTGTTCCAAATCTATCGGAAAATCTTTACGATATAAATCCGGAATTATAACTTTAGTGACAGCTTTATCAGATGTATCTTTAGATTTATCCATTGCTTTTTCTACCATTGGGGTTGCTGCTTGAACTAACCCTGCTACAGCTCCTATTGCTCCAAGAACGCCAGCATAGTTTTTGTTTGATTTATTATTAGACCCCATAACACTTGCTCCTCCATATCTAAAATATCAATATGATTGTTTTTATTATATCATAGCTGAAACTAAATTTAAAGTCGCTTCTTGAGCTGGAACTACCTTCTTGGACAAAAACCCAAAAATTTTTGCTAATTATATATATTTATTAAACTTTTTCTTCGCATTAGAGTTGAAAAAAAAGTGGGTTTTTGACCAAAGTTGGATATCCAAGAACTCGGAACCCGCATAAATACTGGGTTTGCAGGCATTCGGTCTATGGACAAAAACGTTTTAAAAAGTGGGCAGAAAACCCAAATTTTTGACCAAACTTGGATATCCACTAAATGTTTTTCGCACTTTTGCCCAAATTTTTTAGTCTCTGCCCGTTTTTATTTTCTCAAAAGTGGGCAGAAAATGACCAAAAATGATTAAATGGATATCCAAGAATTCAACCAATTTTCATCAATTTACCCGGTATGTCTCAACAAATTATGCTGCATTCTTAGTCCTCTTCTCAGAATTTCAGCCTTTGGCATACCATATTCGGTCGATAATTCATCTAAAATAGACTCCTCACTGTCCGACAAACGCAATCTATACTGCTTATTTTTTACTTCTCCGTCGTCTCTAGGCGGTCTTCCACGCTTATCCACCTGCAAATTTACCTCCAAATTTTAAAAATTTCTTCTGTGATACGGCATATTTCTGCGGAATATTGGAATATATGTATACTCTGCACGAACATAAAAGTCCCTATAACATCGATAATCTGTCACCTTTATAGGCTTTCCGGGTTCAATATCTATTAATTCCCCTAAAAGTTTCCTTAATCGTTCGGTAAATTTCTTCATAATTTCCTTAACTCTTTCCCACACATCACATAATGCCTGCAAAATATCATCGTATTCCATACTGTTACCTCCAAACCCACTAATCATACGCATTTACTTCTCCTTAATTTGCTATTTCTTATTTTCCTTTTCTAAGTCCAGTAATTCCGTAAAGCTCTTATAATCAATCAATACATCTTTGTCTATCAAAGCTTTTGAAACTTTACCAAGCGTCTCCATCTTTGACTCATACTCAAAACTTTCTAAAATTCTAGTTGTAAGTGTGTATACCAAAATAAACACCACAAACAACAGTATTAAAATAGGTAGTAACTCGTTAATTGTCATCTTTCATTTCCTCCGTTTTCTTATCGATTAAATCCTTTGTAGCTTCTTCTGAATCGTTATCAACAGTTGTATTTTTCACCTGTATACTTTTGGCGATACTTTTCAAACTCACATCTATAGACTTAAGAGTTTTTAAAATATCATTATCATATTTATCATGTGTCATATTGTTTCGTTCTCCTTTCCGTTATGCCATAATTTCTTATCTGATAAATCCCACTCAAGAGTTGCTCCGCATAAGGGGCACTTCTCATCAATCTTCTTAGCTGAGTGCTGTACCTCTCGCCCACAAACACAGTATCCATAAATTGCAGAACTGATATGAGATTTCCAGTAATCTTTTACCGTAACTGTCAAAATATCACCTCAATTCGATGTATTTTAAAGAATCTACATACTTTTTAGACCAAAACCAATTTGTCCATATATTATTAGACCAATATTGCGCATTGTAAACTTTTTTATTCCAATCATATGCTTTTTGTATAACAGTAGTCTTTGATACATCTTCGTAATTGCTTGACAAATATTCAACCTGTTTCTCAATTGCTTCTCTCTCGTACTGATCATTTGATATATTATTTCTTATCGTGCAATGAGTTATAATAATGAACATAATACACACCATTAACCATATAATACCAATGCCAAGAGCAAATCCACTTAATATTTCGATTCCGGAATCGAAATACCTATGCCTATCGGCTGAAAATATCAAACCAGCAAAGCCTAATGCACATAATATAATACCTATTAATGTTAATAACATAATTAATCCTCCATTTTCTGAAACAATAGAATGTTGATAGCCACAAAAATATCGCACAGTAATATTTTCTCGTTCATAGCATAAGATAATATTGTTCCACACACAGAAATAATTAACAAACACAATGCATATTTACTATATTTGTTCATTCTTAAATCCTCCAGTAATCAACTCTGAATATGGCAGCTCTTCAATCCACTTACAGAATTCTCGCCATTCATCCAACTTATGATCCTTACGAGACTTATAGATATTTGCCAGCACCTCATAATTCATCATGACATTTCTGGTCTGGTTATAACTACTCGGAAGAAGCTGAATCATCTGCCACCAGTCACCTTTATTCTTTGTTTTTAAATATATGGATCTTGAATCGTTTAAATCATCTATCGTAATTTCTAAAACTTGTCTTGTTTGAGAAGCTAAATGCTCAATCGAAAAATCTTCAAGCGTAAATTCCTTCTCAGCAATCTTATGCATTGTACTGCAACTATTGGCAACAGTACCGACTTTATAAGTATCAAATTCTTTCCACCAATATAAAGGTGCTGTAATTCTCACATATACCGGCATCATTCTCATAAACTTTCTATGGTCTGTACCGGCATTTGAGAGACGCTGCATAAGGGAGTGGTCGCTATCTCCTAAGTAAAAGTCGCCATTATACATGCAACGATCCGAATGACCACATTCTCTACACTGCCCAAACCCCTCTCCAGCACAGCAATTACTATCACTCTTATCCCAACTATTCATAGGGTTACGCATACCCTCAATAATAAACTCCATCTGCTCCGGACTCGCCAGAACTACGTGTTCCAATTTAATCATTTATTTTCCTCCTAAAATAAATAAACCAGCATTACAATATAATGTAATAACTGGTCTGTAGCGTAATTAATTTTGTTGTATCTAGCCTTTAAAGTATCGATTATTGCATGTGTAATAAATATGAACAAAAGTTGCCAAGTAAATTCAAAGAAAGTAAAGAATGGTAAACAATATAACACACAATGCACAATTAAATGATACCAATTTTCCCCTTTTGTTTTTGCTATAAAATCAGATTGAAAGACATAGTCGCCTATCAAATGACAACATATCAATAATATTATTATTTTAATTGATTTCATTTTCATCTTCCTCCTCTTTTAGCCAAACTCTGATTCTATCATTGTAAGTATCAATTTTTACAACTTCTTTATCTAAGAAATCTTTTGAAAAATGTTTCCATGCATCATATTTGTAATTAATTGTTATCACAGGATATATATTGTCCATAATAGACACGTCACAGTGTGCAGTTAATAATAGATCTTCCAGTTTAATCATCTTTTTCATACCTCACTTTCTCTTTTTGTATCATGTCCTTTATGCATTTACATCTGTTTCTATGTTCGCACATAATTACTGTGTTAGTGATCTGTAATTCATCAGTGTATACATGTGTTTTTTCTACATCAGCACAAAATTCAGGACAGTTTTCACAATATTCATCTACTATTAATCTAATCATAATTTCTCCTTATTCTTTAAAAGAAGTGTTGAATAGTAAGCTCCTGTGAGCTTGTTTAATATAGTATCCATCGCATTACATTTTGTGTCTGAAAGTTCGCTGTAACTAAGTAAAGTATCATAGCAACGTACTGTTCCTCTACAAAACCATTCGATATGTATCTTTAATAAACCTCCATAACGGTCATCCTCGCATATCGATATTTCTGAAAAAGGTGCTATTTCATACCAACGAGTTATTAGTTCAGCTTTAAACTCAATTAATTTCATCTTTTCTTACCTCTTTTCCTATGCTGTAGAATATAATCGCCATAAGCTGCGGGAGATATAGCAGTTTCTTTTTTGCGTTTCCAATTTCCATACCCCTTTCGTCCTGTCTTTAAATTTTGATCTTTAGTATACATTGTGCTTATATCATTGCTCATTTATTTTCCTCCTCTTTCACAATCCCACGAAATTCAACCACTTCTTCGGAGAGGCTGACAAAATATCTTTTTCCTTGATATTCCACAATATCTCCGAAGTAGTTGATATCCATTTCTGGTCGTGAAGCATATGCGAGTACATTAATTTTTGTTGTTCGATTCACTATCTTTTCCTTTCTCTGTCCATCTTCACATCAATTGCTTTATGCATATCTTCTGGTGAGATATTAAAAATGGACTCCAGAAGTTTCAAGCAAATATAAGCATCTGCCATCTCTTCTATGAGTCCAATTCTGTCACCATAACCCCTAATTTGTTTGCTAACCTGCTGTGTGAGTTCTGCAAATTCCTCCATAGCAATAGTGCAATTCAATTTCCAAGATCTTTTATTTATACTATTTCGTATAGCTCGCCTTCTCTCTTTGTCAGAAAGTTCAATATTACTATTTAAACCTTGAATAAATCTAGTTCTATTCATTCTCAGACTCCTCTCTGAATTTTTCTTCCATCTCATCTAATTTGCTTGCAGCCTGTAATAGACACAAACAAAACATACTAAGAATAGAGCCAACACCAAATCCTAAAAAGAAATTAATCATTCTTTTCACCAGCTTTCTTTAATTGCTCCGCAGCCTCTTTTCTTGCATCATATTTGAAAATATCAATCTCTTCAAACTTATTGTCTTTCTCAGCAAAGAAACGGTTAATCTTAATCTTTTCTCCATTTGGAGTAATCACATAGAATACACCGACAGTATCAAAATCACCATTTTCTGTATTGTATAAGAAATCCTCACAATATACATAATATGGGTTTGTTGACGGCATATAAGGCATAGAGATAGGAAACATCTCATCCATAATCTTGTCAACTAATCCGCTATGGTATCTATTGTTTGGGTTATTAACGCTCACACATACAGCTCTTGATACATCGTTATAACTGACTGAACCATCTGCTTTGATATGTTTAAACAAAGAACTCATCCTCTTGCACTGAATTGATTTTTCCCCATTCTTTTCAAAGCTCATGCGATTACTCCAAATATCTTCTGCATCTACAATTGGTGTTAATGGCTTCCCTGCAATTAAGCGGTTAAGAATATTTTTAGTAATTCCGATACTCATACCGCTATGACCATCCTCCATAAGGCTGTCAAATGCTTTTAATGCACTTCTGTAGCAAGCACATCCATACTCAGAAAATCCATTGCCATCATCACCAGATTTCTCATGTTCGCAAGCCAGCCCAATCTCATTTTCAGCCCATAAATCCATAGATGTCTTTTCTCTGCACGAATATAAAGATACATTCCTGTCATCGATATAAACATTTGCAAATATCTTTCTGGTATCTCCACCAAACTCTGTAATAATTTCTGGAAGATTCTCATTAACAGCGTCAAAGACAAGACCTCTCTCAGAACACCAGTCAACAGCCGCTTTTGTCTGCTCCTCATTTCTACAAGTCCAAAGAATGACTTTATCTCCATTCAGCTGACAACTCATAAGGAAATCAATAAGCTCCATATTTGGCTCGCCAATCTCCGGATATTTGTTTTCACATAAAGTTCCGTCAAAATCTACTGCAATAATATTGTTTTTCATTGTATTTGTCTCCTTTAAATAAAAATAACCCACAAGCCTATAAAGACTCATGGGTTTCGTAAATATAAATTAATATTCTAAATCAGTTACGTCATCCCAAATATCTTCAAGGGATTTCCCATCAAAGAATTTTGTGTCCATAACCTCTTCGATTGAATGAGCAGTCATGCTTTTATCACCATACCACATTTCAAACTTATTTAGTGATAATGGGTCAACGCCACAAGAATATCCATTGTATTCAAACATAACATGGTTTGTTAAGCCGCCAAGATATTCTTTAATATTAAAATCTGTCATGTTAAATAACCTCCTTAATATCTTGATGACTAATTTCTATTGTGTCCCATTCGTCATCACCAATATTTACATCAGCTAAGTATTCAATACCATCTTCCAGTATTTCTACAATTGTGGCTGTCCTTCCATCTTTAAGAATTACTTCATCATATTGATTTACTATCATTCAGATGCCTCCTTTTTTGTTACATATGCACTTGTCAATTTAATTTCATTGTTTCCATCTTCTATCCAAGCTGTAAGAACATTAGCTTCTTTTTGGTTTGGACCCTTTAATCTCATAATTTGCTGATATCTCATTCCATAACCGCTATCTCCACGTTCTTCCAATTTAGTAGCATCAAAATGTGCATTAATATTGTCAATCAATTCGTCTACATTATCTTTTGTATATCCTAATGCAGATTTAAACGCCCTCGCCTTATCTGGAGATTTTTGCGAATTAAGTGCATATTCTGTAAATTTCTCTTTAGCTATCTTTGTAGATTTTATTTTATCATGTTTCCTAACTTCTGCAACTTTTCCGTTATCTTTTATCGGATATGGAGGACCATTCCTAACACCCCATTTCATTCCTTTTACGCCGCTATGCTCAATTTCTAAACTGTCAAGTCTGTTCTTTATCTTATCAAGAATATCCTCAACAGTTTCTCTAGTTCTAGGTGCAAGTTTCATGAATTTAGAATGTTCGGCATACCAGTTAAATATCTCATACAGATTTCCGTTAGCCCAACTAAAAGCCCACCAATCACAAATCATCTCCACAATATAATCGTATGGCATTTCAAGAATGGTCTCTAATTCTCCATTTTCTATATCATCATGAATAAGTATCCAATACTGCCAGTGATGTGGGTTTCTATGAATATGTATCAGCCATGCTCTTTGATAATCCTGAACAACTTTATAAGACCTGTTATTTCCATAAAAATATGCATCATACGCGTTATACTCGTCTTCTTCGTCTTTCGACTTATCATGAGCAAACTCAATCTGCCAGGCTGCATCTGAAATATCATTCGTAACATCTGGTAAATTCTCACATAGCCAATCAAATCCTTTTTTAACATTAGCCCTGTGATTTGCTAAATATTGGTCATACTGGAAGCTCATTTCTTCACCGCCTTTTTAGTGATCAACTTTTCAAACAGTTCCTTAGCTTCCGGACCGTCAATTGCATTGATAATATCCACAGATTTATTTGGTCGTTGTTTACCGACAATAAGAACTCCCGTATTTGTCTTATCATCATAATCAATACCTACTAATACTGTATCTCTCATTGAGTCATCTCCTTCCAATTTACAGGTCTTTCTGATTGAGTATTGCAGCCATGATCTAAACACTCACAACAAGGGTCACATTTCTCATACAAATCTTTATGCTCGCAAGTCTTGCAATATTTTTCAAAATCAACTTCAAAATATAAATTTTCCATAAAGCACCTATCCTTTATATGGTATCTGTTCTACATCTCCGCCAGTAGTAGTGACTGATTGCATAAGCTGTCCAGTTGCTTCGTCGAAATATATATTGTCCATAGCGTTGTTCCATTCACCAAACTGCTCAGAAATATCAAACCCTTTTGTTCGTCTGAGATTGATAAGTTCATCGTGAACAACCCTTCTCCAAGCTCTGGCAATTTCTTTTCTACTCTGTGAAAGAATGCTATACAATCCGTGCTCATTTACAAAACTTACAGATCTTCTCTGACCTGCAACTACCATTGGTAGGTTCAGCTTTTCATCAGCCTCACACATATCAAGCATTCGCCACGTATTTCCGTAACTATACTCAATAATATTTGCTATATCTGCTGCCTTGAACAATGGTTCATCCAAATCACCATATACATCAAGAACACTGCTACCTAATCGTATCTGTCCTACTACCTTTACTGAATTGTTTACCATTTTACGTATCTCCTTTCATTAAACGTCTTTTTCTCTTTTAATGCTCTAGCTATGGCTGTATCTATTCCAGAGCGAGATTTTAAGTGATAATAATACAAGTCTTTAAATGGTGTGTTCATCCTGTCAATTCTTCCTGCCGATTGAGCCATTATTTTATAAGAATAATTTTGCGAGAAGAATATAATTGTATCTGTTGTGATACAGTTCCATCCTTCTGCCCCGGCATTGTATTGAACAAGATAAGCCCATTTATCACTTGTCGGAACTGGTTGATGCTTATGACCGTTCCATTCTGCAACTTCATATTCCGTTAAAATATTTTTCAATAATTCTAGCTCATAATCGAAGTTGTAAAATATGATAGCTTTTGGATGTTTCTCCATAACCTCAAGTAGCGCTACTTGTCTGGACTCATCCATATTTACAAGTTTTCTCCATACATAGCATAGTCCTGCTGCATTTTGGAGGGGTTCATTTTTATAAGGGTCCCATCTATTTTTAGTTATTTCCTTATATTTAATGGAGTCATATCCAACATAAATATCTTCGTGGTGCGATATCGTTTCTCGTTTGAAATCCATATTAACAAGAATTTTATTCCGAAGCCTGGTTAAACGTTCTGTATTAAGATACCTGTCAATCTTCGGAAACTTGCTAAATCTGCTATAAACAATATGTTCTCTTGTAAATTCACTTCGATTTTTATAGAATCCATTCGCAACAAAAACCGGTATATAATCTTGCCAAGTATCCCCGGGTGTAGCAGATAACAAAATCCACTCGTTACTTTTCGCAATCTTCAAGAATGCCTTTACCCATGTTCCGCTTCCAACAACTCTTTGTTCATCAAATATAAAGAAAGCGTCTTTTACATCTGAATACTTCTTCACATTATTCCATGAATCCACAATCACTTTGTTAGAATATAAATTCGCATCATCATGTGTAGACAATAAAAATGGTGCTAATTCCCCATCCCATTCACAAGTATCACGCTTTCTGGCGGTCGTTATAATGTACAAATCTTTAGGTGGATCATTCATTGGCTCGTAAATATCAGTCCCAATAATTCCACCATTTCGCACATAGTAATAAGCTATCGAAGTTAAAGATTTTCCACTTCCAACACCACCACATAAAATGCAACCTGTTTTCATCCTTTTTATTGCATCTAATTGATAGTTTCTTAATGTAACACCTGCCATTTATTTACCCTCAATGACAAAACCATCCTCAACTTCAACTTCGTATCCAGCACCTATGAGATTTGCTTTAGGTCCGCACAGAAGCAATTTTGTACCGATTTCTTCATCTGATAATTTCTGATATTCAGAATAATATCGTATTATGGAATCCTGCACAGGTTTCGTTACACAAATCTTCGTGCAATCAAATGTGCTCTTTTCTGTAACTTCTATATTGCACATCTCGGATACATAACCATAAAAAGCTACCAGTCCCTGCTCGCACTTTTTCTGAGAAATTGAATATCTCTTTTTCATATGGTGTCATCCTTTCTTTGTTATTAAAATCTTCTAATTACCCAAATATCTGAAAAGTACATAGGTGTATACCAGTATTTGCTCTTATCGTCATCCGTGGTCATCGGATCTGCTATAGAATTTCCAACTTTTATATAACCGGCTACACCAAGTAAAGAAATTTGTATATAGCACATAAGAGCAACTGTTTCATCAATATCCTGTCCGACAACCAGTAAATGTCTTTGAAAGTTCATCGATGGCGTTGTTTTTTCCATCTTTCTTTTGATAGTATTAATAGCAGCTATAAGGGTTGCTCCTGCTCCACAGCATTCATCCGCAAGAGAAATATAACCTTGCTTTTCCAACTTATCTTGAAGATTATTATCTAAATCGCTAGTAACAACATCTGCCATCAGCTGACAAACTGAATATGGTGTGAAGAACTGACCAGCTGAACTATTGCCAAGTCCTAAATCCATAAACATTTTTCCTAAGAAATCCTGTTCCGGATTAGCGTCCAAAGCCATTGTTGTATATGCAGCCAGTTTAGGAAATATCATCTGTTCGTCCTTACCGTATCTATAAATGATGCTCAAATATCTTTCCTCTCTGTCTTTATAATGAAATTTATCAAGAGGATTTGATATCGCACACGCAAACATAATCACAAAATCTCTCCAAACATCGAATGGTCTATGAATTCTTGTCAGTTTATTAAACTCATTCAGAAAGTCTTTTGAATATGTCTCAACCGGCATTTTTTCTGTTTTTATTTCTACTTTTTGTTTTGGTTCAACCGTTTTCCTCTTATCAATGTTTGATAAATCAATTGTCGGTTCCCATTTCTTTGTCACTTTCTTAACCGGTGGCTTCGGCTTATTAAATGACTTTTTCTTAAAGAACATATATGTCTCCTTTCTTTTAATCGTTCCAACCGTCATACTCATCGCTATAAGAATATGTATTTTCATCGCCAATAATAATACTATCCAAAAATCAAGTTCCATCATTTTACTTAATTTGCGTATTTTCAATAATCTGTTCTATTGTTTCAAATACATATTTACACTTACGACAACAATAATTCCGTTTTATTTCAGTGCCAGATTTATTTATCTTTTGATGATGCGAGTATACATTACTATTGCATTTAGGGCATCGCATGAAATATCACCTCTTTTGCTAAAAAATATTAGTTTTTGGTTCAAACTGTACAATATAAATGGGTGCCAACCTTAATTAGCTGACACCCGCAGATTTTAATAGAATGGGACCTCGTCCTCTACCGGAGATTCTTCTCTTGCATATTTTTCAGCAAACTCATCCTCTTCGATAGTTACATACATCGTCTTAACATATGCCTTAATTCCAGTCTTTCCATTTACTTCCCAAGAATATGGTCTAATTACCAAATCAACATTACTGATTTCAGCGAAATCTAATGTACTGATAGAATCCTCATCTAATTCAGTAGTTGTTCTTCTAGTAACCATATAAATCTTTGGTGGAATGTTCTTGTAACTTACAGCGACCTGAATATAATGCTTTGGTTCATCTCCCTCATCTATAGGCTCAAGAATTCTTACATTCCATCCGTCACTTGATAACTGCTCAACATCCATGTCATCTTCAATGAGTACGCAGAAGTTTCTGTCGCCAGCACGATTGTACTTAGACTCCTCTCCTCTGAAGTTTCTAAACATAATGTGAGCCCCTTCAATTTTAATGTTTCCTACTGCTTTATTAGCCATGATAAAAATCTCCTTTAATTGTTATTTAGTTTCTACAGGTGGATTCATCACCTGACTTGAAATCACTTCTGAAATATCATAATTTTTTCCACAATCCATATGGTATGCATCGTCATTGAAATGCGGACAGTCAAAGCAAGTTGCGTATTTAGCATCTCCGCAAGGCATAAGCTTTGGTGTATTCTGCTTCTTCTCCGTTATAAATGGGTCATCCGACACAAACATTTCAAAATCACCATATTGAGAAATAGTATCTACTGCCTCATTCACAAGTTTGTCATAGTAAGACCTGTCAATGTCATCAACTTTATCAAGTTCTCTGACCATCTCAGATTCCAGCCATCTATATCCCTTTGTACCTGTTGCGGCATAATACTTATTGTCTTTCTCACGCATAAGTAATCCGCCACCACATCCGTCTTTTATAGGACAGAACTGTCCAACTTTTCCAATGAAGCGATAATTATGCCCCTTAGCGATAAGTGGATTTAGTCTTTGACAAGTACTTTCAAATGTCGTATCAGACAGCAATCCTTTCTTGAAATCACTTTCAGCTTTACTAAATTCTTTTTCATATTGAGACACATCTGGTAAGTCCTCATTTAAGTCCAAATATAAAGAACCGCTTACAGACTTCGTTTCACACATATCCTCGAATTTAATATCCTCTTTACTAAAGAGGCTTTTAAATACATAAGGAATCTGAAACTGAGTTCCTGTAGCGGTCCATGTTCCTGGGTTTTCTGGATCATCATCAGCCAATTTTGCAACATACACAGCATTGTTGACCAAACAAATCCTATCAAATATATGCTCTACCTCGAAATCATATCCGTGACGTTTGCCATACTTACAAATGAAATCAAGAATATAATCATCCGGATTTTCAATCTTAATAGAGTCCGTCTTAATGTGAATTACTTTGTATCCCTGTGCTTCAACTTCATGTCTAAGGTCAATCATAAACAAAGCTCCTCGCTTTGCTACAATATTATCCTTATTCCTTGAGTCTCTGAAGGCATTCATAAATCCTGCGGCTGTTAATCCGTACACAGAATTAATCGCAATCTTCAATGCTTGAGCCAGTGCCTTTGCCTTACCTGTATCATCAAGATATTTGGCTAATGCACCTTCAAACATATCTCGTACCATATCGAAATCACCATGCTTAATATAGATACGAATGTCCAAAATATCTTTGAACCTCTTTGTGAAATCTGGTCCAAATAAGCACTCTGATATAGCTGAGTTAGGATGCATCGAACCAACATCTTCTGTTTCTGAGAGTCCGTACATTCCTGGAGCCGCCCATACTTCTCCGCCTTCTCCAACTTCCTCACCTCTGTAAAGGGATTTTCCGTTCTCGAATCTATAGTCTGGGAAATATGGTAATAAACTATCACCTTTGGGTCCGTGGAATGGCTCAGCCATCATCTCCGGCTTTGCCTCTTTTAAGAATGCTAATACATCATCGGGAAGCTCTGTAACCGGCTCAGACAAATCCCTATACATAAATTGGCTCTGAGGATTACGGTTCTTTCCAAATATAAATTTTGTAGTCAAACTATTGGTAGTATCATTTACTGAACCATTAGCTAACTCTGCCAAAATCTCTCTGGCAACGAAATCACCAAGATTTGCTTTGTATGTAGCCTCTGTGGCGATAACATCATCATCACAATATTCAGCTACTTTTGTCCAAAGTTCTTCTGGAACAGGCTGGTCCCAAGGAAGTCCAAGCTCGTGATGCTTTATCTTTTTACATAATGCTCTGACTTCATCGTCCATCTTCGAATGCGGATCATTAGCCATGTTGCTCAACTCAATTTCCCATTTCTTAAGAGATTGCTTCTTTGAGCAGAAATCATATACATCTGTGAACGAAATATTATAGGCTTCTCCGAAGAAACAATTTGGACTGTTATTAATAATCTTTTGTGATAAGTTATACAATTGTTCATTCGTATACCCCATCAATCTGGCATACATAATATGATTATCATATCGTCGACAGTTGAACCCGACCAATCTAAGCTGTATTAATTCCTCAATCTCGCTTGGTGTTGGATTAATCATTCTTACAACAGGTTTCCCCTCACCTTCAATTTTCCAGTTGACCAAGAACAGGTTTGGAAATACCTCAATATCATAGAACACTAACTTTGCATCATCGTTTTTTACAGCATTAGAATTTTCTTCTGATTTAAACTGCATTCTGTTGACTAGCTTGATACAATACTCTGCCTGATGGGAGCTGTTTGCTGCAAATGCTAACACAGCATTACGCATATCTGTTACATCATATTTGAGTTCACTACTATGAGCATCCTCCAATATTTTGTATATGAAATCGATACTCGGCTTAGTTCCTGGATGAATTTCCTTATTAAGATTTCTCTTTATAAGTGTTCTAAGTCCTTTCTCGCTTTTTATGGCATCAAAATTTACCATTTTGTCTTCTCCTTTCATTGGTAAACCAGAGGATATAGTAGCTATTGGCAAATTGTTGCATTTGGTAAGTTTTCTTCTTAATGAACTTTTACCAGTAAATACTTTTACCTCTATATGGTCGTCGTAGATTCTGCTTAACTGAGAAGGGTCTCCAGAATATAAATAATGGAGATGTATTCCTTGTCCGCTTTTACTCAGTTCTGCATAAGTCGGTGGCAACTTACTAGCAGCTTCCAAATTTTTTTCAAAAGATTTATTTCCAGTCTCGTCCGGAATATCAAAATCTACAACAATATGATTTTCTGGAACTTTCACATAATGAATTTGTGACGTATCCAGAGCAGATAATTTTGTTTTTACTTTTTCCCACTTCTGTTGTGGAGTTTCGTTTTGCGAAGCATATTGTGCAGGACAATCCGCGCATACAGAATCAAATATTGACTCCTGTTCTTTGAACTCTATCTGATAAGTTTTTGGTGCCTCTTTTTTCTTTGTTTGAGTATCACTTTCAAACTTATCTGTCCTGAATCCTATGTAATAGCTTCGTACTCTTGAACCGTCATCAAAGTTAAATCTCTCCTGGAAATCTTTAAAGTAGTTCTTCAATTCTTCCTGGAATGCTCTTCTTGATAACGGATAACCAACTTTCGCTTCATCACAGTAATTCTTGTACATTTCCCAGGCTGCTTTAAGGGTTGTTCCATCTTCTTTTTTAAACACATAATAAGAATCAGCTATAAAGTTATAGAAATCGTTAGATGCACCAAGCATTGAAATTGGAACATAATCATCATATCTACCTGGATTATCTAAATATATTTCCTGGCAATGATACGCAATAGCTCCGAGTTCAAAGCCGACCTGTTTCACGATTGTTTTATATTCCTTTGGATTCAATTTATTTCCAGATGGAGATACATCAATCAATCGTCTTATAAGACCGGATTTTGCATCTGTGATACGTACCGGTTTATTAGTTCCCATAAATAAGAAACATTTGAAGCGGTTCGCATATGTCGATTTGAATTTTTCATTTACAGTCATCAACTCATGAGATACTAAGCTGTTAAGCCTCGTATTGTCTTCAATCCTTGATAAATCTCCATCATGCTGAATAGCTACTAACGGATTGCTTTTAAATGCTTCTAACGCAAAAGAGTTACTACTAGACCCCAATGCTTTCGCATCAAAGACTGAATAGTAACCCTCAAATAACTGTTGAATAATATTTAAAATTGTTGATTTACCTGTACCAGCTGCTCCGTATAGTACAAGAAATTTCTGTAATTTCTGCGATTCACCACATACTATGGAACCGATAGCCCACTCTATTTTCATTCGTTCTTCCGGAGAATATAAAGTGCTAATCAATTTTTCATATGCTGTTAAATCCCCCTCTTCAAGAGGATAATTGAGTCGCTTGCTTGCATAATCTTTTTTCGTCGTTTCCGTATTGGAAAATATAAGTTTATCATCAAGCGTATGAAAACTGTCTCTTAATTGTTTCTGACAGTATTTATGCCAAGAGTCAATCATTCCGCTCTCAGCGTCCCACATATGTAGGACTTTAATATCTGAGTTAAAGCGTTGGCGATTCTCCTCAGCATATCTATCCAGTTCGCGGTCTATAAGTTGTAAAGCATCCTGTTCATCAGTAGACCATAAACCACGTTCTTCTATCCAGATAGCGTAAAAATCACCACCTCGAATCATAAGATCTGTGCTTTTTTTTATAAGGAACTTTGGATAGATTTCTATTGTTCCGCGCTTTGTACTACGCGTTGAAACCACCATAAAATCCAACATCACATTTTTATACTCCTTCCGATTCCTTCAACTCATCAATTTCTTTTCGCAAAGCTACGATTTCCTGTTGCATTCTTTTACTCTCAGCACGCATTGTCAATAGGTTCAAACCTGCAACAACACTAAATAATGTTGCAGCCTTATTAAATTTGTTCTGATGCACCAGTGCTTTGTAAATGTGTATAAGATGCTTATCTGTAGCATCCATATTTCTAAAAATATAACTTACTAAATCGTTCATAATAAGTAATCTCCTTTCAAATCAAGTAATACTGTCAAGATACCAACATGCCTGATACCAAATTTCCACTTTTCTCAAGTCATAGTGACAATTTTCAAGTGTGAATAATCCGCCTTGCCCATCTGGCTCATACTGCCTCTCTAAAAATCTTGTTACAATATCTTCAACACGATTCTCATTAAATTTTCTGTCATCCATAGAGCCCAGCCCAAGATTAGTAATCATATTCCAGAACCATTGTCCTGTTCTGTCGCCAATCTCTGGGTCGTCCATAATATGTTCCTCTAAACGAATTGAAAGTGCTATTAGCATCTCCAATACGCTACATGGACTATCATCCAAATAACTCGCTATCACAGAGCAGTCGTATCTGTTCTCGTTTCCAAATCGATAACGTAATTCAATACCGTCCTCAAATCGATTGCTGTCCATTGCAAGCTGATATGTGAAATCTATATTGTGGAGAAAATTTAATAGCTTTCTGTATGATAATTTCTTCGGATATTTTGTATCACATACCAGACCATACATCCAATCGAAATAATCAAATTTTAATTCGTCTCTGGTCATTACATCTCCGTTCTATGTGGCTGAGCAAGAATTTCCTGATAGTTTCTCTGATCTAACAGAATTTCATAATCGCATTTCTTAGCATCATTTCTTGCATGTACGGCATCATCTTCATACTCTCCGAAACGCTCTAATGAATCTTCACCAACAGTTTCTTCAATATCATCCACAATTTCATTCATATCATCTAGTAATACTCCGTCAGCTGTATATGTGAGACTGATTTTTTCATAATCATCATATTCTCCAAACTCTGACGGCTGTATAACATATGGTCTGTCTACAACAACTTTCTGCTTCTGTTCTTTTTTTGATATATCGCTATAGTTCACATAACCTTCCTTCTGTAATATTGCCGCATATTCAACAATACTTGGTTTATCTACTGTTCTACTGTCAGCAGTTTTTTCAGTAACAGGCTCTTCTGATTCATCTTTTTTATCCTCGTCAAACGCTCTTCTCGAATTAAAGTCTTCCTCAGCAAGTTTCTCATATTTATCTTTAAAATATGAATATGTACTAGCTACACCAATTCCAGCACCAACAACAGTGCCAATGATAAATGCAATTTTACTGTTCATCATTATCCTCCTCTGTCTTGATAGTCATAACGGTCAATGCTAAACCACCAAAAAGTAAAGAGGCACTCAATAGAATGCCCCCTGTAATATGTCTTTTTCGATGAGTATCAAGAATATAATCCATCATTGAAATGAAGTTACCAATTCCTTCCATAATTAGTGCTCCTTTCCACCGAATAAAACAGCCAGACCACTCCAAAAGCAAATTCCTGCAACTGCTGATAATGTTAATCCTACTACATGCATAACAATTCTCCTTTCTATTCTCCACTTGAAAAATAGTGGTTTCCAATCTGAAACATAGGTGTTCCATAGTTTCCATATCTATCAGCTGTAAAGAATATAACATCGTAATTCTTTCGGTTACGAAGTTCTTCGATTACAAGCTGACAAATATAATCGTCAATATAGCATCTGTCAACTCGTCCATTCCACATAGAAGAAAATTGACTTGGCTGATAAACTACTTTATAAACCGTATCAGGAAAAGAATCAGAATCAACACGATTTAAAATAGTATCAATTACTAATCGTTTGCCTTCTTCACATTCTCCCTCAGCTTCAGCCATAGTAGCAAGAGCTATTAACTCAATATCATCATTTGAAATATCCGTATCGATTTCACAAACAATGTCTTCTGGTGTTGGCTCTTGCACTACTACTTCCTCCCTCGGACTAAATGATACTTCTTCAACTGCATCAGTTTTAACAACCTCAATTACCTCTTTGTCAGTAATTTCAGCGTTTTCACTCGTCGTGATTGGCGATGCCGCTATACAAAGAGAGCTGCCAATTATCAGTAGTATCATCCAAATTATTTTTTTCATATGCAAATTCTCCGTTTAAATCAGATCTAATATATTGCCATCCACATTGAAGTCTAATAGAATTGCTGGCTCATAAGATCCGTCTTCTGTTTCTCTGTTTGTTTCTAAGATGCCGAAGTCTACAAAGTTATCACCAACTTCATTATTCTTATCATATACCCAACCTACAATCTGACCTTCCTTAGTTCTGTCAATTCCAAGCATATCGTATACATCATTTAAGAATACATATCCTCTGGCATGTAAGAGGTCATTTGCATACTGCTGCTGTCCGCGTAACATAAGTAAATTGTACTGTGTATCTTTCTCATATCCCTTGCAAGTCTCATCAAAGAATCTTGCATATCCGCTGTCTGCATTTGCCACATTGACAGTAGATTTTACTTTCTTCTCTTTACCTGTCTCTGGGTCTTTTACAGTTTCCTCGAATTTCTTTGCCTTAATATCATATTTCAGTTCCTTATCTACCTGCTCTCCAAATCTTTCAACAACACGATTACGATACTCCTTGAATGACTTATCAACAGTTGCGTATGCTGCTGCCAGAGCTACATTTCTCTTTCTGAGAATATTATTAGATGCCACAATACTTGTGATTGATAATGCACCTAATGCAATAGCCGGAGCATATAACTTAATAAGCTTTACTCCTGTCTGGGCATAAATAATAGTCAAGTCTTTCTTTGCATCTTCCTGTGAATAGTCCGCTTTAATTTCCTCGTTTTCAGAGCATTCATGCACAGCATCCACATCTTTTTTATGCTCTTCTAATACCGTACTTAATTTTGTTGTAGCTTTACAAGCCATCACAGCACTTGCAACTGTTCCAACAACACCGGCTACGACAAGAATTTCCGGGCTATGCTTTTTTACTTTAATAGTTGCTGTATTTACAGCGCTTGTTACCTTTGCAATAATTTCATTCTTTTTCATGATTATTTGTTCTCCTCTTCTAAAAGTTTTACATGATCAATGAGATGCTCTAAATACCATCTCGCTTTTTCTAAGTCCTGTACACCGTTCTTATTTTTCCAACGGCACATATATTTGAGCACATTTCCAGTGTCAGTAGCCTCAATGCCTTTCAAATCAAATGTAAATGCCTCAATAACATCAATTACCTCTAATCCAGTTTCACTCTGATAATGTGCTGGATGCGATACCATAACATCTTTTGACTCGTACATAATCTGCCTCCTAATCTATTGGATTTGCTCTTGGGAATTTGATAGTATATCCGTCCCTGGTATTAACAACTCTTGCATTTCTGATATTGTCAGTCCAGCCGTAGTTGTTTCCTGTCCACGGACCATCAATACCAACCAAATCGAAATAGTCCGCAACACTTACAATTCTGTAACTTGCGACAATTTCGTCCATAGCAGCTAATACATTTTCCGCTTCAGTTCTGGTGTTAAAGTAAATATCATCGAAATCGCAACCGCCAATAGAACTCTGTGCATTGTAATTTCTTCTGTCGTTCTGTGCTGGATCTTCGTAATACTTACGATAAGATACTTTACTTGCCGTAGATTTTCTGCCTCCAGAACCCTTAACTCCAAGAACTGCTTTAACGGCATCAAGAATAATATCCTTTACAGCAGGAACAATGATATCCTCAAAAATGTAGCTTTTTACGTTATCTACATCTTCCGGAACAAATATCCCTGCAAGTTTATTAATTCCGCTCTTTTTCTTGGTCTTAACAGAACCGGATACAATTTTTTCTACCTTCTTTTCTGGTAGTTCAGCTTTCGCTCGTTCTCTTGATTTATGTGAGTTGGACTTGTATTTTTCCATTTATCAATTCTCCTTTCAATTACGCTCTAGCACTCATTGACTTTGCAATAGAGCTATATATGTTCTGAACATTCATAAGGTTTGCATTATAAGCATCCAGAATATCATCCATCTGAGATGATAATTTATCTTTAACCAACTGTGCAGCTTCTTCTTTTACTTCATTCTTCAAATCAGAAACATCTATATTTCGAAGTTCCTTAGCAATTTTCTCTTTAGCGTCGATTTCCATAGATTTATATGCCTGCTTTACTGCGTTCTCAGCTGATTCAGAAATCCTATTAAATAATGATGTTTCAACTTCCCTTACAGCCTTATTACATGCATCATTGACTTTCCATCTAGCAGTTGTTTCAACCATCTCTTTCACGTTGTTCTGAATAGTTTCATTTATCATTTCTTTTGGAATGTCAACTTTTCCGTCAGCAATAATTGAATCTACAGATTTATTTACTGCGTCGCTTACACTCTTCAACTTACTACTTGCTCCAATTGCATAGCCTATTCCAAATAATCCTACGATGCCGCATATACAACCTATAATTTTTTCTGAATCCATAAAATATTCCTCCTAATTGATAATCAATAATTCCCCAGGCAAAGTAATTTTCGATGCTGGCATACGGTTATTATTTTTCTTAAACTGATACGCTAAATTACTCTTTGCTTTCTTTTCAGATGCTG